GACGATGTTTATGAGAACAAAAAAAAAATAAGATTTTGTATTACCAATAGTAATTATTTTTACCTGAAACTCATTTTCCCTATTGACAAACCCAAAAATACATGGTATAATTAAGTATAGAATAAAGGTTTACTTATAGTATAATACTTGAAGTGATAAAATACTTGTTATTACTACTTGACAAATAACTTGAAGCGCCATATATTACTATTAGTACTTACTATAGGTATTAACAATTAGTAATACCTTTGGTAATACCATAGGTGAAACTATTTATTAATAATTTTATTACTTATAGTACTTCTAATGGTAAGTACAATAGGTAATACCATTGGTGAATACAATTAAAACTAATTACTATTGGTAATACAAAATCTTATTTTTTTTTTGTTCTCATAAACATCGTCCCGAAGGGCGATGGCAAATGGAGTTTTCCCATATGACTGACCTAAAGGCAGATTACACTAACAAGGATACAGGACTGACTGAGAAAGATGAGTTCTTTCTTTCTGTTCTCTTCCACGAATGTGGAGGTGACTTCCAGTCAGCCATGACAAGAGCTGGACTCAACGAGTCTCCCAATTCTGTTCGTCGTAGACTCAAGACACACATTCAGGAAGAAACCAAGAACTTCCTTGCAGCATCTTCAGCAAAGGCTGCCGTACAATTGGTAAACACCTTCAATGACCCATCACTACCCGGTGTCAAGAATGTAATCTCTGCTGCTAAAGAGGTTCTGGACCGAGGGGGTGTTCACAACGATGAAGTTAAGAAAACGGAGAACTACGTGTTCATTCTCCCGGCTAAAACATCAGGGGATGTACAAGATGAAGATTAAAGGCAGACAGTCCACAAACGTTATTGATGTCCGTAACCTCGACAAGGAAACATTCTCAAAGCTCAACGCTGAGACAGCATCCAAGAGGGCCAAGGCTGAAAGAGCTGTAGCCTCCAATAACAAATCTCTCCTGAACAAGAAGCTCAGATCACCTACTCCCATCAAGGATGTCCCCAATGCGCTTTCCAAAGCTTCCCAAGCCTCTATCAGAGAACCTTCCAAAAGAGATCCAAAACCCACTGGATTTAGTAACGACAAACAAATACCAGTTGATTCTAAATTTAGGACTCCAACTGGTAAAAAGACTTCTAGGAATGTCAAGAAAGTAAAGTAATGGCAACTCATGCAACTAGACCCTTGACGGTGGATGAACGTATTCCCAAGCGTTACCCGACCATTACTCGTAAACTTGAGTATGGTAGAATCCCCACAGGGTACTACATGAACCCAGACAACAGATTCGAACTCCTCCCGGATCTTGAAGTAATTTACATTCTTGAACAAGCCTTCGACTATCTTGAAGCAGGCAACTCCATCAGAGAAACTTGTGAATGGTTTAACCAGAAGACCAAGAATTCGGTAGTCCATCAGACTATCACCAATCTCTATAACAAACACAGAAAACCATACGTAAGGGACAAGAACCTCAAGAGGTCTGGCCCAAAGCATAACAGAGATACCAAGAAGCTAATCTCGGAACAGATCAAGGCGAGAGCCCAGATCAAGAAGGTTGATGAAGCTCGGAAGAAGATCGAACTCAAAAAGAAGCAGATCCCTGAATCTGAATTGGTTGTTCCCAAGAAGGAAGTGAGTTCTTACGACATCTTCCCCAATGCCCCTCTTGAAACCAAGGTCTTGTTCAAACCCAATCCCGGACCTCAGACAGAATTCTTGTCTGCCCCAGAAGAAGAAGTTCTTTATGGTGGTTCAGCCGGTGGTGGCAAGTCTTATGCCATGTTGGCAGACCCCATGAGATACTTCCATAATCCCAACTTCGTAGGACTCCTGATCCGTCGTACCAATGACGAACTACGGGAACTCAAGTGGGAGTCAATGAAGCTCTACCCCAAGGCATTCCCCGGAGCAGTCTGGAAAGAGAAAGACTCCATGTGGGTGTTTCCTTCCGGTGCCAAGTTCTGGATGACCTACCTCGAAAGAGATGATGACGTTATGCGTTATCAGGGACAGGCATTCACTTGGATTGGTATCGATGAATTGACACAGTATGCCACACCCTTTGCTTGGCAGTATCTCAAGTCTCGTCTTCGTACCTCTGACCCGGAGCTCAAGAAGTATCTGTGCATGAGGGCTACCACCAACCCCGGTGGTCCCGGCCACCACTGGGTCAAGAAGATGTTCATTGATCCGCAGGTTCCCAACAAACCATTCTGGGCTACTGACATCGAGACTGGTGAAGTTCTTACATATCCCCTTAATCATGATGACCCTGACAAAGCAGGTAAGCCCCTCTTCAAGAGAAGGTTCATTCCAGCCAAACTCAGAGACAATCCCTATCTCTACGATGATGGTGCTTATGAACGATCCCTACAGGGTCTTCCTGAAGCCCAAAGAAGAAAGCTTCTGGATGGTGACTGGTCAGTTACCGAAGGTGCAGCCTTCCCCGAATTCAATGCTTCCGTACATGTAGTCGATCCATTCGATATCCCGGAGTCTTGGAGAAAGTTCAGAGCTGCCGACTATGGTTATGCCTCTCACTCTGCTGTTCTCTGGTTCGCCATTGACCCACAGGATGATACCCTGATTGTTTACAGGGAACTCTATGTTTCCAAAAGAACTGGCATAGAACTGGCACAGATGGTCAAGGAAGCGGAAAGGGAAGAGAAGGTATCATATGGTATCCTCGACTCCTCCGTATGGCACCAGAGAGGCCACACAGGCCCAAGTATCGCAGAAGAGATGATTAGAGAAGGTTGTATCTGGAGACCATCAGACAGAGGTCAAGGATCTCGTGTTTCTGGTAAGAACAGACTACATGAACTTCTCAAGGTTGATCCTTTTACAGAACAACCCGGTATTGTCATCTTCAACACTTGCAGACAACTCATAGCAGATCTACCATCCATTCCATCAGATCCTTCTGGTGGTGATGACATTGATGATAGATATAGATCTGACCATACTTATGATGCCTTGAGGTACGGAATCATGTCCAGACCAAGATCAGGTGGAATTGATTGGGGAAATAAACCCTTGGGTACTTATACTCCAGCTAACAAGGTATTTGGATATTAATATGACTAAAGATTCGAGACTTTCAAGAGCAGGTGTCTCTGGTTACAATAAGCCCAAGAGAACCCCGGACCATCCAACCAAGAGTCATGTTGTTGTTGCCAAGGAAGGTGACACAGTAAAGACAATCAGGTTTGGTCAACAGGGGGTTTCTGGTTCTCCTGAAAAGAAGGGTGAGTCAGAAGCCTACAAGAATAGAAGACAATCGTTCAAAGCAAGACATGCTTCCAATATTTCAAAGGGCCGTATGTCAGCAGCTTATTGGTCAGACCGCACAAAATGGTAGCAAAATCAATTAGTTACACTAAAAATTGCTCAACTTGTGGCTCAGAACAACACTATGGACGAAAAGATCACTACCAAGCTGCCATAAAAGGCGATTGGAAATGTAAATCTTGTTCTGGTCACTCAAACAATTTTAAAGGTCGAATTGGGCCAATGCCAATCACTTGGTTTGAGGTTAAAAAGAGAGGTGGCCTTAGCAGGGGTCTTTCTTGGGACCTTGAGCCAGAGCATATCCTAAAACTTTATGAGCAACAAGATGGTGTTTGCGCATTAACCGGGTGGCCAATTGGTTGGTCTGAAAAAGGACTAACAGCAACAGTTTCAATTGACCGGATAGACTCTACTGAGGGTTATATCAAAGGTAATGTACAACTATTACACAAAGATGTTAACATGGCAAAACAAGCTTATTCACAAGAGTATTTTATTTCTATGTGTGAAGCTGTAGCCAACCTCACAAAATGGTAAGGAGCCAAACAATGAAAAAGCCAAATCCGTTCGCTAAGATGATGAAGATGGAAAAGAAAGAGTCCAAGAAGAACTCGAAAGCTTCCAAGATGGACAAGAAGATCGACAAGATGATGGGTAAGAAAAAGAAGGCTTGCTAACATGGCTACAGTCTCTATCAAGTTCTTCAGACCCCACATCATTGACGGTGCTACAGTAGTGTATGGAATTGATTCTGCCACACCAGAGGTCTTCACTTCTTCAGGAACTTCTCAAGTAACAACTTCTGGAGTCCCTGATAAAGAATCTCTTGTACGCATTGTTTCTGTCTCTGGTAATGTCTGGGTAACTTTTGGTGAGACTCCTACGGCAGTGACCAACTCAGGAACTCTCATTCTAGAAGATCTCCCAGAAGTATTCAAACTACCACAGGGCTACAAGATAGCCATTATCAATTAAAGGACACATAAATGGCAAATGCACTTTATCCCAAGTGGAAAGAAGCTATCATGCAAGCTACTGCCAACAGCTCCCTTGGTGGAACTGTGAAGGTAGCTCTTATAGATACTGGTACTTACACATATTCATCTGCACATGAATTTTACTCGTCTGTCTCTGGTGTTGTTGGTACTCCCGGTACTCTTGGTTCCAAGACATACACCTCTGGAACTTTCGATGCAGCAGACGTAACATTCACTGCCGTATCTGGTGCTACAGTAGAAGCCCTTATCATCTATATTGATACAGGTGTTGCTGGTACTTCAAGACTTGTAGCTTACCTTGATACTGGTTACACTGGTCTCCCAGTTACCCCCAATGGTGGTGACATTACTGTTCAGTGGAATGCCTCTGGCATTTTTGTTCTCTAATAAGACTCAAGAGGTGTCATAATGGCAATCACTACATTCGATGGCTTTGTTGGTGGTTCAAAGCAATACGTCTCCCAATCCAAGAGCGCCAGTAGGACAGCAGTTGCCGCACAGTGGACTTCAGTGTTTGATCTTGCAGGTAATCCCGGCGCTGGTACACTAGCTGGTTCTTCAACTACTACTGGTACTGTTCCTACGGATGCTACAACTGGCTTCCCAGTTATTTCAGCCTTTGGTGGTGGATCAACTGGATACCTTGCACAAGTTGATTTTGGTTCCTCTGTTGCATGTCGTGTCAAACTTTTTGACTGTTTGTGGAAGGGTGGAGCTTACGCATTCAATGTCTCGACTAGTGGTAATAGCCCAACTTCATTTTCTTCTCGTGTTCCCGATGGTACAGATTTTACTAATACCCAACTTTGGTATGAACAAGTTACTGCTGGTACGCTAGTACAGAATGTTAATGTTACATATAATGACCAAAATGGTACATCTTCAACAACTGGTGTAGTGGCAGCCCCTGCTGCAATGATTGTGGGACGTATGTTCCAACTTCCTCTTGCTGCTGGTGATACAGGACTACAAGGTGTTACAGGTGTTGCTGGTACTGTTGCTTCGGCTGGTACATTCAATTTGCTTGTTCTCCGTCCCATTTGGTCTGGCAGGTGTCGTATAGCAAATGATGGTGATGTTCACGATCTGGCAAAAACAGGAATGCCTATCGTCTATGAAAACTCAGCATTGATGATGTGTATTGCTCCTGATAGCACTGCGACAGGGATTCCAGAACTGGAATATGTGATCGTCAATGGCTGATAGCACTGGCTATCCATTCTTACGTTCAATCAATTTTCTAGGTACTTATAATGTTCGCTCCGGCAATGCTGCCTTGCCAATTACAGAGGACATGTTATTTGAATCAGCAGGAGCTGGACCACAAGCTCTTGTTGGTACTTTGTACACAAATACTTCCACATTCAATGCTGGAACCATAACCACTGGACCAGTTACTGTTACTGGATCGCTTGTAACAGACTCTGAGACCTTCTACTCTGGTACAGTAACAACTGGTGCTGTTACAGTCTCTGGATCATTACTCACCAACTCTCAGTCATTCAACTCTGGATCTGTGGTTGCTGGAATAGTATCAGTTTCTGGAGCACTACTAACCAATACATCCAGTTATCCTTCTGGTACAATAACCACTTCTTACAGTATCTCAGGGTCACTTAACACAGATTCTGACACTTTCTATAGTGGAACAGTAATCACCTCTCCAAGTATTTCAGGATCTCTCCTCACAAATACTCAGACGACCCCTTCTGGGACTGTCGTAGCTGGTGCAGTAAGTGTTAGTGGTGGATTATTTACTAATTCTCCCTCTTTCAACACTGGATCTGTTACTACCAGTAATACGATCTCGGGTTCTGTATTTACCTCAAGCCAAACATTCCATAATGGACACGTACAACTAGCTCCTTCTTATGTAGATGGTACACTCTTTACTAATACGGAGTCCTTCTACGGTGGTCTTGTGGAGTATTCAGACCAAATTATCATTGGTGGATCAGTGTTTGTTAATGGATTTAGTGGTGGTGGACGTACAAGATATCGAAGACCTCTATCAGGGATAGGATTTTAAATGAATAGAGAAGCATTTTTCAAAGAAGTAAGGGCAACTCTCTTTGGAGGTTCCCTTTCTGCACCACAGGTAGAGGGTCTTGAGGCAATTCTTGACGCTCTTTACACCTACACGATCCCTTTAGAAGATCAAGCATACATTCTTGCCACTGCCTACCACGAAACTGCTCGTACAATACAGCCGGTAAGAGAAACTAAGGCCCTTACAGACGATCAGGCCATTGCAAGGCTCGAAAATGCCTATGCTGCTGGTAAATTACCTTGGGTAAAGACCCCTTATTGGCGCAAAGATGCTCAGGGTAAGTCTTGGTTGGGTAGAGGATACGTCCAACTGACCCACAAGTACAATTATGAGAGGGCTACTAGGGAGATTGGAGTCGATTTCGTCTCTGATCCTAACAGGGCGATGATCAGTAAGTACGCAGCTCGTATCCTTATCGAAGGTTCAATCGAAGGTTGGTTCACTGGAAAGAAACTTTCAGACTACAAGACGTATTATGACAAACGTAGGGTAATTAATGGTGAGGAGAGTGCGTCTCTTGTTGCAACTTATGCTGTTAAATTCCATAGTGCTCTTAGGGTTGCTGGAGAAACTCCCATCCCTGTTCCAGTACCACCTGTTATAATCCCCGTAACACCTCCTCAGCCTCCCGTACAGACGGTTCCTGAAGTTCCGAGGGTGGATGTACCAGTCGTGGTTCCAAACGAGCCTACGAGCCTCCTAGGGCTTATTCTAGAGACCATTGCTAAACTATTCGGAGGAAAACGATGAACACGAACCTAATACACAACCTCCTGAACATTATAATCACCATTATTGGTGGTCTTAGTGCCATTGACTTGACACCTTTCATGACTCAGGGAACTGCCCTAAAGGTAGTTGCCATCCTCTCTATCCTGAAGTTGGTAATTAATTCCATCAGGGATGGTGTAGCTGGTATGGTTGCCAATCAACCCCCTGTAGAAAAATAATTAGGAGACTAAGATGGCTTTTGCAAGTATGCCTACTCAGGCTGAAACGCTTGATACTGATGCTGCTATTGATACAATGCCGATGGCACTTCAAGATGGGAGTACTCCAGAGGAAGCCCGTAAAGAAGTTGAGGGCATTGTTGCCTACGTGCTAGATAAGTACGAAGCATCTAAATCCAAGAGAATGACTGATGAAGATAGGTGGCTTGAATGTTATCGTAACTTCAGGGGTATCTATGGATCTGATACTCAGTTTACTTCTACCGAGAAGTCTCAAGCATTTATCAAGATCACCAAGACCAAAGTTCAGGCAGCTTATGCCCAGATCGTAGATGTCTTGTTCGCTGGCAATAAATTCCCAATCGGGATTGAACCTCCGAAGATTCCAATCGATGCTCCAGACTCTATCTCGTTTGATCCTAAAGAACCAGCTCAAGAAACTCCCCAACCTTCAGCAAGATTTGCTCCCGGTATCGAGAAGCTCTTCGGACCCAAAAAGAACTTGCTTGAAAAAGTCAAGGATAAACTAAAAGAAGGTACTGGCCTTACTCCAACTTCTATTACATATGATCCTGCCAAGGATGCTGCTGTAAAGATGGAGAAGAAGATCCATGACCAACTTGAAGAAGCAGGTGCCTCAAAGGCTCTTAGATCCATGGTTTACGATATGTGCCTGTTTGGTACTGGTATTATCAAAGGACCTTTTGCTACAGATAGGGAGTATCCGAGATGGGATGCTTCTGGTCAGTACACTCCGATAACAAAGACTGTTCCACTTGTAGAGCATGTATCCATTTGGGATGCTTATCCTGATGCTGATGCACGTAACATCGAAGAGTGTGAACACTTCATTCAGAGACACAGGCTTTCTCGTACACAACTTTTGGCTCTCAAGAAGAGGCCAATGTTCCGCAAGAAGAGTATCGACTCTGTAGTAGCCAATGGTGAGAACTATTTGCCACTTCATTGGGAAGCAAGTCTTCAGGATGATGAGAATGGTACTCCCAATACTCGTTGGGAGGTTCTGGAATTCTGGGGAATGATCGACCAAGACACAGCAAAAGATGCTGGACTTAAAGTTCCGAAGAACCTCAAGGACTTTGACCAAATTCAGGTTAATGTCTGGATCTGTGGTAATGAAGTCATCCGTCTTGTTCTCAATCCCTTCAAGCCCAACTACATTCCCTACCGAGTTGTTCCTTATGAACTTCACCAGTACTCACTCTTTGGAGTTGGTGTTGCTGAAAACATGCTCGACACTCAGCTTCTGATGAATGGTTTCATGAGACTTGCAGTTGATAATGCTGCACTCTCTTCCAATATCATCTTTGAAGTCAATGAAGATATGCTTGTTCCCGGACAAAACATGGAACTTTACCCCGGCAAGGTCTTCCGTAGGTCTGGTGGACAACAGGGTCAGGCAATCAATGCCACAAAGATTGAAAATGTCACTCAGGAAGTTCTTTTCTTGTTCGATAAAGCTCGACAATTGGCTGATGAAAGTACTGGTATGCCCTCGTATGCTCACGGTATGACTGGCGTCATGTCCACAGGTAAGACTGCTTCTGGTATGTCTATGCTTATGGGTGCTGCTGCACAGAACATCAAGGCAGTTGTAAGAAATATTGATGATTATCTTTTGACCCCATTGGGTAAAGCACTCTTTGCTTTTAATATGCAGTTCAACTTTGATAAAGACTTCATTGGTGATGTTGTTATTACTGCAAAGGGTACAGAGTCCCTTATGAGAAATGAAGTAAGGTCTCAGAAACTCCTACAGTTTGCTCAGTTCGCTGCTGGTAATCAGATGATGGCACCTTATGTCAAGTGGGATTACATCCTTCGTGAATTTGCTGCTTCCATCGACATTGATGAAGAAGATGCTGTTAACGACCCTAGGGCTGCTGCAATTCAGGCTGCCGAGATGGCTAAGTTCCAACAGACCCTCAATCCTCAACAACCACAGGGAGCACAGGCTCAACAGGGTCAAGCACAACAGGCTCAGGCTAATGGACAAGTACCCGGTGCAACACCACCAGCTGGGGAAAATACAGCTCCACCCCCTGAAGACCCAACAGGTAATGGTAATGGAAACATTGCTCCGGGAGCTGCCCCTGAACCGGGTGCTCAAGGATTTTCAGGAGCCGCTTAATGGATAAATTCACAGCATCTAAACTCACGAGATTAAAGTCACTTGAAATTCAGAATGCTCTGGCTGCCTATGTAGAGTATAGAGAGGCTGTAATTAAAGAACAGCTTCTCTATGCAACCCCAGAAGCAGTAGTGGGACTTCAGCAATCTTACCAAGAGATTAGACGATTAAAAACACTTGGAGATGAGATCGCCAAGGCTTTGAAGGAGTAGTCAGATGGCAAAACCAGTAGCCGAGAGAAGGCTTATCAGAGGTGCTGATGGTACTAACAATACATCTTATGTAGACCTCAGAACTGGAAACGTCATCCCAGACAATGAACTTTCTAATTACCAGATTCTTGGTGTAGGCAGTGATGACTACTATGGCTTTGGAAGAAACAGAAAGAAGTCTGAGGAAGACGAAGAAGAAGCTCGTAAGAGAAAAAAGAAAGAGCCTGTAGAACCTGATATTAATAAGGGTGAAGACAGACTTTCTTCTGCTGAGAAATATAAGCAATTTATGTTGGCAGCCGATACTGATAAAGTCAGTACCCCCAAAACTCAGGGTGATGTGATGAACACTGGTGATGACTACACTTATCAGAGCGAGAACAGTAACAATTTTGGTAAGCCAAGAGATCGTGTTTCTGTTAATGACGCTGGATACACTCCAGTAGGATTTACTTCCAACTACAAGCCCGGCATGAATGAACATTCGTGGACTGGTCAAGTGATTGATCCTAACAATGTTTCAAGAGCAGGTTTTGCAAATGATCGTTCTACTTGGACGGATGAAGACAGAAAAGCTATTGCACAGACACTAGCTGGTGAAATTGACCAGAGATACACTGACCTCTCTACACCAGAGGGACAGAGAGAAGTACAAGGTATTATCTCCACAATGGAGAATAGAGCTATCGCGACTGGGAAGCCTATTGCAAGTCTTGTAACTAATCCCGGTGCTTACTCTGCTTGGTCTAAGCAAGCTAAACAAACAACTCTTGCGAATTATAATGAAAATCAAGCCTTGTTTGATAATGCTGTCCTAGGATATACACAAAATCCAAAGAGTAATCTGGGATATACCCATTATCTAAACACAGACATAGCAAATCCGAGTTGGGCAAAAGAACTTCAAAATGAAGCAAAGATAGGTCCACATACTTTTGGTAATCTCGCGGGTGAATATGAAGTTCCAAATAGAACAACTGACATCACCAACTTCCCTGCTGATCAAGCGGATAGAAGGAATGCTTGGGTAGATGCTGTTGCAACTGATGTTCTTAACACAAATGTAGCGAACAATGCTTATGGACCTAAAAACTTTACACACGAGGACTATCCGAATGGAGTTCCCAAAGAAGTTTGGAGTAAGATAGAAAACCTTTCTTTTGACGATGCTGTAAGAGAAATTACACAAAATCCTCCTACTGTTCCGGGCTATATTGATCCAAAACAAAAAGACGATACATATAGTCCTAGTGATGTTCCATCCAGAGTAAAGGATGACACTTACAACCCTGCTGACTATCCAGATGTACCTTCTAGTGTTCCGGTAGCTTCAAATGGTTTTGCACCATCTACTCAGGCTTCTATTAGAGACCTTAGTGCTGGTATTGAACCCGGAAGAGAGTTTAATCCATCCATTCCAGCATCTATGACTCCGATGGATACTGCTAGTCTTCCAGACTTCCAAGTTGCTGCACCGGCTACAACCAATGAGGTAGCTTACACAAATGCTCCAGTAGCTTTTGCTGCTATGCCAACGGCACCAGCACCTGTTGATAGTGGGACTGGTCCTAGGAACTTTGATAATGCCCGCATGGGACTTTCCCCTGTTGGTTTTGAAAGTGCTAGAATGGGACTTGCTGATGAATCATTTGATAACTCCAGAATGGGTCTAGCACCTGTAGGTTTTGATAATGCTCGTATGGGCCTAGCCCCTGCAAACTTCGACAATGCCAGAATGGGACTTGCTCCTGCTGGTTTTGATAATGCGAGGATGGCACAACCCAATGCTGTTCAAAATGAAATTTCAAGAGTGAACGGATTTGGAACCATGGTGCCTACAGATATGCTCGGACCATCAGCCATTGCACCTTCAAAAGCAATTGACAGAACTTCCCCCGGTATTGATGGATATTTCTCCCCACAGGGATTTGGTATCGATTATGAAAAGGGTCTTAGAGATGCAGCCAGTAATGTAGAAGCTGACAGAGGTCCAACGGATCTTACAAAGGATTCTTCTTCTAGTGTTGGAGCCCCTGACAGTACCCCAGATGGTATTGACAAAGGTGAAACATCGAGCACTGGTCCTACTGGTTTTGCTACACCAACTGCAACTACGACCGAGAGTGCTCCTTCTTCTACTAGAAGCGCAGACTTTGAGTCCACAGGTTGGGGTGGTGTGTAATGGCATTAAATACAAGTAATGGTTTTATCAACCGTCCTTCCGTAACAAGAGAGCTTATTAGGGGTGCCGATGGTACTCTTAATACAGCTTATATTGATACTAGGACTGGTGAGATAGTAAGAAACCCTACCGGATACAATATCATTGAAGTTGATAACAGTCCTTATTGGAATGCTAGGAATAACCGTGATAAAAGTAATCAGGCTAGAGAAGAAGAAACACAGAGACGTGAGCGTCCCGCAGAAAAGGTTATAGAGACAAGTCATGAAGGACCCGGTATCCCCAACCTTGCTGGATCAGCAATTCCTAGTTCTAGACCTCCAGCTAAGGAGACTAGCAACGAAAGCTACGTCAATAAGCCCGCCCCTATGGGTTTCGCCAGTCTACTTCCCGGTCCTTTTGGACTTGTCGGTACGGCTGCTAATCTAGGAGTCAACTCCAAGAATACATCTCTTGTTAATGACCAGAGAGAAGTTCTCGGACTTAAAGATAGAACAACCATGCAGAATGTAGGTTCCACTCTTACTGATAAACAAGGTTATGTTGGTGATGTGGCTTACAACTCTCCCACAGAAACAGAGGTAACTCCAGTTTCCTTCGAGGGTCAAACACCTGATGGACGTACTGCTCTGACCCCTAATGAAGCCAGAATGAGGCAAGAAACAAATCCGTCTTTCCGTGAAGCATCAGTAGCAGAGATTGATAATGCTAAAGAAGCTTACGAGAATACATACGGAACAAAAGGATTCCTTACTGGACTGTCTACAGCAGTAAAGGGATTGTTTTCTGACGATGATGAAGAGCAGAAGACAACACAAATGGTAACACCAACCGCACCAGCGGCTGTTACTCAAGCTTCTACAGGCTCGTTCCCTACAGCACCTAGTAGCCCTACCGGAGGTAGTGTTAATGGTGGATCTGTAGATGCAGCCAATCCAACGAGTCCAGATACCAGAGATGGTGGGTTCCACCTTGGGGGTACTTCAAGTGCTCCTACAGGATTCTCACCCAAGGGTCCCGGACTATATTAAACTTAAAATGAGGGCTACTCGACCCCAGAATTGTCTGGCTACTAGACCCCCAAGGAGAATTAAGAATGGCTAAATATCGTAATCCCCGTATCGAAGCTGAAATGAACGAAGAAGAGTTTCAGGAAAAGCAAGACGTAATTGAACAGATTCCTCCGAAGGATGAAGAAGATGAGTCTTGGAAGAAGAGGTATGGTGATCTAAGACGACATGAACAGGAACGTGCTGCTGCTCATCGAGCAGAAATGGAAAAACTACAGGCTACAATGGACACTTTGCGGAGGCAACAGCAGAACGCCCTTGCTCCACCGAAGAGTCGTGAAGAACTTGAAGCTTGGATTAAAGCGTATCCAGACTTTGCTGCTATCAATCAGGCAATGATTGAAGATACGGTACAATCTATTCTGCGTAAAGAAGGGATTAATGATCTCAAGAGTACACAGAGAGAAATTGAAGCTGATAAGGCTAAGATGAAGCTCAAGAAGCTCCATCCTAATTGTGAAGAAATCTTTGAAGACCCCAAGTTTCATGAATGGTTGTCGACCCAGAAACAGAATCATCAGGACTTCATTTATAAAAGCTTTAACGTGGATGATGCAGCACTTGTGTTGGATCGCTATCAACTTCATACAGAGAAGAATTCCAAGAAGTCGGGAGACGACGAAGACACTTCTCGTAATGCAGCCAAGGCTGTAAAGACTGTTAGAGCCAGCGCCCCAGAAGTTGATTCTGGTGATTACTGGTTTACTGAATCCCAAATTGCAAGTGCAGGATCTAAGTGGTGGGATGCCAACGAAGAGAAAATCCTAGAAGCGCAGCGTAAGGGAAAAATTCTAATGGATATTTCGGGTGGTGCTCGTTAATCCATCTACCAAGATGCAATACATTTCTAAGAATACCCAATTATTTAAGCCTTGCTTGGATTGATCCCCAAGTGACAACCTATTAATAAATGGCCTCTAGGACGTATTAATCTTTTTGTCAACAAAAATCAAATCGTCCTCTGACGATGACTCAAAAACATTAATATAACTAAGGAGACTACAAAATGGCTTTTAATTCAGCTCCCGGCTACGGCCAGCTTCAGGGTGGCGTTTGGTCGCCCGTCATTTACTCTAAGTCGGTACAGAAGCAGTTTCGCAAGAAGTCTGTCGTTGCCGATATTACTAACTCCGATTAACCGAAAAATAGTCGGAATAAAATCTAGTGAATTCAGGGGAAGCCTTAAAAGGTAATCCTGAGCCAAGCCTAGCAATAGGAAGGCGCAACGACTAAGAAGTAAACTTATTAGATACAGGCCAAAGAGCCAGTAAGGAGTTTATATGAGCATTCAGAAAAGAGGAGTGATCCTCGGAATGCTTCTTGGTGATGGTTGTTTAAAGACAAAAAAACACAAAGACTCTGTTTATTACGAATATGTGATTTGTCATTCAACTAAACAAGAAGCATACTTAACCTATAAAAGAGATTTGTTCCATAGTATAATGGGTGGTAAACTACCTAAGATACATAAAGAACAGATTGCAGATAAATATGAAAGTGTTAGATTTTCTCGTTGTCATAAGATGTTTAGACTTTTCCACAGGACACTGTACTCTAAAAACGATAAAAAGTACTTTAGTGATAAAGTGTTTAGATACTTAACCCCACAAGCCATTGCACTTTGGTATATGGATGATGGTGGAATAAGTAAAAGTATGTGGAATGGAAAGATATCTTCTGTTGAGATGAGATTATACACGTATTTTTCTGAGGAAGAGGCTGATAGAGCCATCTCCTATTTTAAGGATAAGTTTGATATTTCTGTGAAAAAAAGACATTATATGAAAAGAGATCAGTGGAATTTGGTATTTAACTCGAAAGAGAGTATCAAATTTGAGTCGTTGATCAAAGACTATATAATTCCCGAAATGCAATATAAACTACCAAGTACATACTTCACAAGAGCGCTAGACGCTACTATTAATAGTAGTGATGATATAGTCTGAACTATAAGGAAACTTATAGATTTAGGTGTTAAATGCACCTAAGATAACAAAATGTATTTTGGCGAGATTTCTAACTTTGGTGACTCGGTTGAGATCATCAAGGAACCTGAAATCGTTGTTAGCCCGTATGCCCGTGGCACTCAGCTTAACTCGCAGGATCTGTCGGACGAATCGTTCACTCTGATTGTGGACCGTTCGAATTACTTCCAGTTCAATGTCGATGACATCGAAAAGAAGCAGTCGCATGTTAACTGGTCTTCGATGGCCTCTGATCGTGCTTCCTACAAGCTTGCAGACAAGTACGACGAAGACATCCTTGGCTACCTCGCTGGTTTCACCAAGGACACTGGTACATGGGCAGCTCGTACTACGGCTGTTGGTACTAAGGCAGAATCTACTGCTGACTCCGACGAACTTCTGTCCACAATGAAGCTTGCTCGGAACTCTTTCGTTTCCGGTGGTTCTGCCTCCGGCTCGATTGCCGTTGGTGTAGC